CAGTACTGAATCCAAAACCATCTGCATCAAAGAAAGATCTGGTCTCTGTGAATCCAAAGGTATCACCATAATCAATGAGATCAGAATCAGTTTGATTGACTAGATCAATACTATCTCCACTTGAGTGTGAGACAATACTAGTGCCAAACTGTCCACGTTTGACAATCAAGTCGTTATCGGAGATCTCTTTGATCTTCATAACCTCACTGTTGATTTGAATAAATCCTCCAACAGTAAAGGAAGATCCTGATGTAACCTTTACGAGAGTTTGCTTTTCGGTGAGGGTGGCAGCAAGAGATCCCGTGCCATCATCATTATAATCTTTGGCGGCTTGTGGAACAACAGTGTACCGTTGCTCCCTTGGAGCGCGGATAGCGGTAGCGTAATCGATTTGAACTTTTTTGATAATTCCATTTTCGTCCGTAGGTACTTCTTGATAAAAGTAAGTCTTTGCTACGAAATCAAGATCATATTGAATGAATCTACGAGTTGAAAAATCACCCTCATACTCATCAGTAAAAGATACGTTTGTTAGAGTAAATGGGATATCTCTCTTCTCTTCCACACCCTCCAGCATGTTCACTGTCACGCTGTAAGCGGGTTGGAAGAATGGTAAAATTTGTTCTATAATTTGCAAGGCATCGTCTTGCAACTTGGTTGCAAAACTGAGTCTGAATCCCACATCATATGGGACTGGTAGAAACATTTTTTTGATCTTCGTCTTTTGAGACGGAGATTTCATAGTAAATTTTTGAATAGGTGATGCTTTCCTGCTAGCATCATAAGTATATGAAGACAACTCAAATGACAAGCGAGGCAAAGAGATCGCTATGTTGTCATCAAAGTTTGATTGTTGTTCAATGCGTGCAAGGAACCTTTGGATAGGTCCGTATGCAATGGGGACTTTGATCTGACTAATAGACTTACCATCACTAGCATACTTCTTGATAGTGATGTTATTGAATAGAGTGCCGAATGCGACTACGGTCTTCCGAATAGTCTCATTGTAAAAATAATTACCAATCATTATACTTCACCAAATGGATTTTTCTCTGTAAAGTCTAAAATACCGTCTGCTTCAATCTCAATCACGTCACCGGTGTTGAACTCTTCTTCGGTATCATCATAGTCAATAGTATTTAGACGATATGCAGAACCTTCATTGTCAACGATTAGTTCGCCAAGTTGGAAGTCGTTGCTGATGTTGCGTGCTGTCAGTGTCAAAGTGGAAGCATTCCAAGAGGTTACAAACGCTGTGCTGAGAGAAGACTGACCGGTAACAACTTCTCCGTAAGAGAATGTTCCGACCCCAACAGTTCCAGCAGCAGAGACTTGAATAGTGGGAGCACTGGTGTAACCACTACCAGCATCAGTAATCCGAATAGATTCAAGGATTCCAGCGTTTCCAAGTACACCATAACCTTTAGCGGTGTGACCTGCTCCGGGAGGTGCGGAGAAGGTAATCGTGGGAGGAACAACATACTCACCACCACCAGAGGTAATCGTAACAACACCGACACCACCTGTAGTGGAGATAGCGACTTGTGCGGCACCACCAATACCCTTACCATCTTCAGGAAGGAATTGGATGGAGGGAGTGCTTGTGTAACCAGAACCAGGATTAGTGATATAGAAGTCACTAATCCTGCGGCGTCTGAATCCTGACGTTTCGCTAGTAATTGCAACAACAGTTGCTGTCGTTCCGCCAGCTTGAGGAGGAGCAATCTTGATTGGAGGATCAGCAGTCCATCCAGTACCACCGTCCAGCAATTTGATGTAACGGATGCCTGTTTGGATACTAGTAATTGCAGTTGCAGTATTGCCAACCGAGACCAGTCTCAAGGTAGCGTTGTAACCAGCAGTACTGAAATCGTCATCTACGACAGTGATTCCAGTATCAATAACCTCATCTTCATACTCGAACGGTTCACACGTTAGAGTATATGAATAGTTCTTCCGTAGTTGATAGAAGTTGCTTACATCATCAACATACTTGATCTCTAGCAGAAGATCTCTGTATGGGAAATACAAAAGATCGCCTTCTAAAGGACGAGTAGGATCGTTTGATAAACCAGTTCTTCCTGCAATCAGAGGTGTAATGTAGTTTGTATACTTATCCTGAGAGATGACAATCTTCATCTCTGCGGTGGTTCTCACACCAAATTTTGTAAGCAAATTATACCCAGCATCAAATCCTTCATATGATTCGATATAACCTTCAATCGGGAAGGAGTTCTTGAACTCAGAACTCGTGACCTCCCGCATCACATTCTTTATATTTACAAAAGTTCTAGGCAGGTAAATGAACTCTACCCCATACATTTGGATCTGTTCGTTGATTAGATCCTGTACGAGATTTTGTTCACCTACTGTGCCTTGCTGGAAGAAAGGGTTTAGTGCCATTATCCAATCAGGTCAAGAGGAGGAAGTTCATACTCATATGTCATCCTCTCCTCAAGTTTCTCAATCTCCGCAAGGGCATCTTCATAGATTTGTCTGCCATTGAGTTCAACCCCACCAGGCAACTTGACACCTTGGAACTTGATCAAGTTCATACCCCACTGCTTTTTACACAATGCAGTGAAGTATTTTTTCAAGAAAGGATCATTGTATACTTTGTTATAGTCATTCGGATTTAGAACCCTATAACAACGGATAACCAAATAGTCACCCGCTTGCATACTAGAGTAATCTACATCTAGGTACAAACGATTCTGACGACGGTTGAATCGAATCTGTTTATCTGGATGCAGAATATGGTCCAGATCTTCCAAGTATCTCTTGGTCATCGTGTACCCAAGCAGTTCCATTGAACTGAAAAAGTACACATCATTCAACATCATTTGATAGTTGATGTTGAACATGTTCGTCGAGATCAGACGATTGTCCAGTTTGAAAACTCTTTCGATCCCAATAACAGCGTCTGGAATTTGGATGAAATTCTGGTTCTCCTCAAAACTAAAGGTGGTAGTGCCAATTCCAGTAATAGTTGCACTAGCGGTGGTGGTAGTGATACCAGTCCCTTTATCGTTTCCTTTAGCTTGGATTGCATCAAGAAAATCCTGAGTGACTTGATGTTTCAGATACATCAATTCTACGCCATCCATGTGGCGATTTTGATAAATCTGAATGGCATCATCCATCAGATCTTCAATTTGCTCATCAGCAACATTGATTTCAAGAACCGGAGCACCCAGTTGCCGTTTGGCGTAGTTGACTAACTCCTGTCTTGTAGATGGGTTCGCCATTTATTCAAGACTTTCTTTTATTTATGAACGTCTTACGACAACATCCAACTCGTCACCTACATCTAGACCAGTTACTGGGTTGATAATTGTGATAGCAGGACTGCCAATAGTCCAATCAGCGGTTCTTTGTAATAAGATACCATTCAAATATACTTCCATATTATCCGAAGATGTATCGGAGTTTGATGGGGCAAATGACGATTGACCAGCAATAGCAATTAGTTGGTCTTCTGCTTGATCTGAACAGATATCAACCTCATCACCATCAATACAAGCTTCCTCTAAAACAACAGCAGCAGATGCCTGATAGTCAATATCTCTTCTAAGTCTGACTCCATTTAGAAAAACTCTATAGTTCTTAGAAGCAGCAAGATTACCAGAAAGCGTAAATGTTGTTTGGTTCTGCGTTGATGTAAAAAATTCTTCTTCAAACGTGTGTCCAAAATAGACACTAATCTGTACATTATCCCCTGCCGTAAGTCCAGAGTTGAAAGTTATTGTTTGTGGTGCTGCTAATTGATAATCATTAGAAGCACCTAATCGTTGTTTGACACCATTGATACTTACCTGTACAGAGAATGTAGTTGCCTGCTCACCGTCATCAAATACATTGGGTGCAGTAAATGCAGTTTGTCCTTGGGTTGCCTCAATATTAGATGTGCTAATAGTTGTAGCACCACCTACAGCACCTCCACCACCACCCGAGAGTGTTTTGAAGGATAAGGAACCATTTCCATCAGTAACCAGTGCCTGATCTTCAGAACCGTCAGATGATGGGAACGTAAACCCTGCAATGGTACTAATACCAGTAGAGTTTATGTTACCAGAAAGACCATTGCCAGTTACATTCAGGCTAAAGCAGGTTACAATACCTGTTAGGTTTGCACCCGATCCGGTAAGACCTGCATTGTGAACAAAAGTATTACCTACATTATATCCAGTTGAGTGAACAAATACTCCATTACCACCAACCTGCAATCCAGTGGTAAGTATTGTTGTACCTGCACCAACATTTATGCTGTCGTCATCGAGGGTTACACTACCGCTTCCTACGGTCAGAACACCAACAACCCGACCATTTCCTCTAACTAAAAACTGAGTCTGCGCTGCACCAACTACAACAGTCTGGTTTCCGAAAGTACCAATACCAGAAGATAGTACGTGCTCAGTTGATATACCAACTTCTCGTACGGTAACACCGACGCCAACACCATCTTGTCCTGCGGCGATAAAGACTTTACCGTCCGTGGTGTTGATCGCAAATTCCCCTAGAGATATTGAATCTGGGTAGTGGGGGACCTTACCCGCGATACTAGATCGCTTGACTTTTATTTGAGGAGCTGCCATTTATATCGGTGCTATGTAGCATCAATGAGTGGTATATACCACCGTCACAATATTTATGTGTTATAATTAGTAAGGGATTACGATACTACATGAAGACCCTCGCTGTACTTATTGGGCCTCAAGGATCGGGCAACCATCTTTGGTCAAAAATCTTTTCACTGCACGATGAGGTCTTTGGGTGGAAAACGCTGCTCAATAATTATTGGGAAGCACACCGATTATCCGAACCCTTCGCAGAGTATTGGAAAGACCCTGATACCTTGCGAACCTTTGATTGGTCTCAAAGTGAATATTTCTTTACATCAGTTAGCATCCCCCTCGGCATAAAATCTCAAGGGACCTTACGTTGTCCAAACGTCGTGCAGTTTTGCACTGTCGCCGAGAGTATGGGGATCAAGGTCAAAGTGCTCGTCTTAGGGCGAGATAAAAATATTCTATCTCATCAACAGTCACGCATACGCGGACAAGATACCCAACATTATTTTTTCGATCAATTACAAAAAATCAATAACCCAACATATATTAGTTACGAACTCTTGTATCTCTATAGGAGAGAGTATCTAAAATCACTAGACGTTGGTATTCCTATTGCTTGGTATGACCCAAGACTTCAAAAGATTTTAGAAATTGACGCTAACCAAAAATACATTTCTTATGTAAAATCTAGTCCCCTAGATGATTGCAATAAGACAGGAGTTCCTTCTAAATGGAACCCTAATAAGGAATACGTAGATCTTGATAGAGATCTGTGTTGCTAATGGACAAATATGATTTTGGAGGAAGACCAGCAGAACCTTCTAACTTGTTATTACTTATTAGTGACATGGAAGGAACCTACCAACATCTAAAGTATATGGGATTTGGTGAGGATATGAATGTCATTGCTGAAATGAAAAAGAAATATTATAAACTCTACTTCAAGAGTATAAAGAAAACAAAATGATGTTGCTCAGTGCCAATGCAATCAAAGAAAGATTATGACGGTCCCTTGTATGCACCATGGTCTAGTGTAATAAAAGGAAGGCGACAAAGAGCAAAGAAATTGCTTATCATTACTGGTCCACAAGGATCTGGTAATCATTTGTTTGCTAGAGTGTTTAGTCAGCATCCAGATGTTGTTGGTTGGGAGAAACTAAAAACAAATTATTGGGTTCCCTCTGATGAAGAACCCTTTGCAGAGTATTGGGTAAACCCAGATTTGCTAGACTTCCCTGATGGAGATTATTTTCTAGCAAATGTAAGCGTCCCATTCTTTTATGATGGGGTAAGACAGACACCAAAAATTTTACAGGTATGTCATCAAGCATTGCATCTTGGTGTTCAACCTATCGTTGCGATTATTACTAGAGATCAAAATATCAACGCTGTCCAACAAAAAAGAGTCGGCGGGGAAGTTACCCTACCGACTGCTATGGAGTATTACAAGCATATTATCAATGACGAGTGGATTGAAACTCACTTCTTGTCACATGAATGCTTTTTCCTTTGGGGAGAAAATTATATCAAGTACGTTGCAGAGATGATCAACTTCCCTGTAACGACCAAAGGCATCGACCAGTATATAACCAGCGATGCCAATGGAAAGTATGTAAGTGCCATCGACCATCACTGGTTAGATGACACTATTAGGGAAGGTCGTAAACCGTTCAAACAACGGCGAGCGGAGTAGCGGTGTTCTGGCGGGAGATCTCCAGGAGATCAGAACGCATACGCTCAACCAAAGCAAGAACATGGTCTTGCAGATCAGCACTACCTTCGACCAAACGACTCAGAGAACGACCACCCAGGTTGGAATGGAAACCTTCGTCTTTGGCGATAGCAGCATAGCGTGAAGAGATGAAAGTATCATCGACACATTCTGCCATCTCGTTCCAGACTGCTTCTGCACGACCTTCAGCAACGAGCTGATAGGCAGCGAGGGCAGCGGGATCTTCAGCAGCTTCATACTTCTCAAGCAGGGAAGCACCCTTTGCCTGAGGCTTGTTTTCTTCAGCAGCAAATGCAGCAGCAACATCCAGTTCTTCACCGGTGATGTGCTCGATCACTTCCTTTACCATACGGAAGTGCTTTGCTTCGTCGAGTGCCTGCTTGCTCAGCAGTTCCAGATCACGAACATCCGTGCTGGGGTCGGCAGAAGCAACTTGACCGGCGATGGCATACATGTTTTGAGCTTCGTTGACCATGCGGCCACGGAAATGCTCAACCAGATACTCATCGCTAGGGGAGGAGGCGAAGAAACGTCGCACATTCTCACGTGAAGTGGCGAACAGGTCTT